GATCTCGCAGATAAAGCTAAAGCTAAAAACTGTGAAATAAAAGCTAATAGTTTTTCTCATGTTTATGAGCATCACGGCAGAGACCATGGACCACTAGCGGCTATAAAAAAAACGAGCAACAATTACGAGGAAAAAGACCTAATGTTAGCACTTATACCAGAACACACTGGTTGTTTTACAAATAACTTTCTAACGAGGGAGAAATTCGTTAAGGAGGAGCTCACTGATTTATGTTGTGCGAAAGCAGTATTTGATAGTGCAACACCTATTAATTATATACATTTTAATGCTGCTAAGTTTAGAGACGACATAATAGATAATGGCAATGCCGATGTCAAGGAACAACTAAATAAAAAGGAAGACAACGAGTACAAAATTGAAGATGAACATCTATTTTTTAAAATGGCAGCACTTAACCGGACACACGCCAATTTAACCGATTCTCTTCCAACGTCTTTTGACACAGACGGGAATAAGAATATATACCCTGATGATGATAAGAATAGAACACACACATACTGTAACCCAGATGAAGATTGTATCGCAGGAGAGAATAATGGAACTACATCTCCACCGGTAAATATTATAGTTAAAAATAATGACGGTGTCTACACATTTAAAGAAGGTTTTACAAATACTAAAGAAGGTTTTAGTACTATGTCTAAATTTAATAATATTATACCTTTAATAGCAGCTTTAAGTATTTTAGTAGTAGTTTTATTTTTATTTTTAAGAGTTAAAAAATAATTTTTGTATAGTTTAATATATGGAATTAAATAAAAATACTTTAAAATTATTAGTAATAATTTCTGTAATATTTTATATATTATCACTAGGTATGTCTATTTTTAAATATATTATTATTATTATAATTATATTGTATTTTGTAGCTTATCGAGGAACCAAAGATTATAATAAAGAATTATTTAATTGTACTAAAAATTATGATTTATGTGAAGAAGAACCATTAGAAAAACAAAATATACTTAATATATTTATATGTATAGATAATATAAAAAAAAAAATAAAAGATGATACTCAAGACAATACAATGTTACTAGTTAGAAATTATGTAAGATTCTTTTTTGATAATATAAGACAACTAAATTTAGAGAAAATAAAAAATATATTTAATAATATAGAATTTAGCACTTCTTATGTCCCACAATTATATAAAACAATAAATTGTAATTAAAAAATTGATTTAAATTCTTATTATTTTAAACATTAATATTATTAATGTTTAATGTAATATTAGCAATAGATAATAATAATGGTATAGGTAAAAATAATTCTCTACCTTGGAATTTTTCCAAAGATTTACAAATGTTTAAAACATTAACAACTAATAAAATCCCATTTCAAAAAAATATAATTATTATGGGAAGAAAAACAATGGAAACATTACCGAATAAATATTTACTTGACCGTATTAATATAGTTATTTCACGGTCTGATAATAATGTTAATCAAAACGTAAAGTTTGTTAAAAGCTTTAACGATGCTTTAAATTTAGCATATAGTATAAATGGGTTATATTCGGAAAATATTTGGATAATTGGAGGTGCTACAATTTACAATTTAGCTTTTACTCACAGAGATTTAAATAAAATTTATTACACTAAAATTGATTGTACGTTTAATTGCGATACATTTGTAAATTTACCAAAACATAAAATATTAAACTTTTATCAATACGATGATATTAATAAAAATAACCAGGTAGTTTATAAATTAAAATATATAACGGTAAAACCTTATTTAAATGCTGAAAATCAGTATTTACATTTACTAACAGATATATTAAATAATGGAGAAAAAAGAATGACACGGAATGGTTATACATATTCATTATTTAGCAAAACTTTAAAATTTGACGTTAGTGATAATTTTCCACTATTAACAACAAAAAAAATGTTTTGGAAAGGAATAGTAGAAGAATTATTATTTTTTATTAGAGGTGATACTAATACAAAAAATTTAGAAAATAAAGGAATTAATATTTGGAAAGGTAATACAAATAGACGATTTTTAGATAGTTTAGGATTAGATTACGAAGAAGGGTCAATGGGACCAATGTATGGATATCAATGGAGAAATTTTAATAGTGATAATATTGATCAACTACAAAATGTAATTAACGATATTAATAATAATCCATCAAGTAGAAGAATTTTAATGACCGATTTTAATCCTAGTCAAGTAAAACAAGGTGTTTTATATCCTTGTCATTCTTTAATTTTACAGTTTTATGTTCAAGGTGATAAATTATCAGTTAATATGTATCAAAGAAGTGCTGATGTTTTTCTTGGATTACCATTTAATATAGCATCTACATCATTACTATTGTATATGATTGCTAAATTAACAAATAAAAAACCATCAATTGTGACAATAACACTCGGAGATTGTCATATTTACGAAAGTCATAAAGAACAATGTTTAGAACAATTAAAAAGAGAAACTTTTAATCTACCTAAAATAACTATACCAGATTTTAAAACAATAAAAGATATTGAAAAGACGTCCTTTAAAAATTATGAATTAGTTAATTATAATTATCATCCTTCTATTAAAGCTAAAATGATTGCTTGATTTAATTTATTTAAACAGATACTTATTTTATTTATAATGACAACGCTCATCCTTGAAGAATATTCTACAAAATTTTCTACAATAAGTGATACAATTATTATTGAAAATCTAAATAAGAATAGAGCTTTATTTAGAAATCACAAAGGAACTAAAATTTTAACAAATGTAGAACAATTAAACCATATTATTAATTATTTAGTTGTTCAAAAAGATTTTTTAATGGAAAAAAATTATAATAATAAAATAGTATTTTTACATCCCAAAAATTCTACAGAACATACCGCAAAATATACATATTATCCAAATACTATGACTATGTGTAAAGAAGAAAAAATATTTCTATCATATATTCAATAATTTATTAAAAAAATTGATATATTTTATATTTAAAAAAATATAAAATGTACTTAATAATGTCAACTACAAAAATTAATAGGATAAATAATGAAAAAAATGCTAAACTATTAGAAAAGAAACTGGTGGATGATATTAATCATACTTCGGGACTATTTAAAGTTATTGATAATGAATTTGTGAGATTATATGGTCTAGATATTAAACATGCTAAAAGAATTGGGGAAAAAAAACATGTTGACACATTATTTACTTTTAAGGATGATACTACTAAAAGATGCGAGGTAAAATCTAGTAAAACGCATAGTGTATCTAAATGGAAAACGCCATGGCACTTTGCCGGGCAATTTTTAAATGGTACTGGCTTAAAATTTCGTATCATACTTTTTTATGCTAACGAATGGTATAAAAAAATGCCATTATTAAAAGAAAAGTTCAAGATTGAAGCTCCTATACCTGAATATGATGACTGGATTAAACAAGATGTATCGCCACAAAAGGCAACTACCGATTTTGGTATAGAATTACATTCTATGAGTAAAGAAAAAAAGGATCAATTAAAAGAATTTAGAACTGTATTTGTTAAAGAGTTAGTTGTTCCTGACCAGGTTGTGGATGAACTCATTGAAGACTATATTCGTGAAAGCAAAAAAGTATTGGATGAAAAAGATTGTTGGTTGTGTATTTGTGGTGATGAGGTGAAATTATTTGATAAAATTAAAACTGATGATATTACTATTATAGAACGGGTTCATAAAAGTGTAGATTTATATTATAAAGTAAAGTCAAATATTTTTAAAGGTATTAGAATTAGATGGCAAAATGGGGTTGGTATTGCGAATATTTCAGTTCAATGTACTTAATCATCTAAATATATAGGAAGCATATATTGTAATGCCTTTGTATTTAATCCATTATTTGAGCAAATTAATTCAATAAATTTATGTGTTTTCTTATTATTAAAGAAGTTAATTATCTTATTATATAATGTAATTAAGGGTTGTTTATCTATTTGTTGTTTATATTTAATACATTTTAAAAATGATTTAATTATAAATAATATTATACAACTATAATCTAATATTAAATAATGTTTGAAAAAATTAAAAATTATTTTAAATTTATAAAAATATGTTTACAAAGTATAAAAACATGCTTTGTATTTACTAAAAAAAGTAGTATAAAAAGTTACAAGTTTGTAAATTCATTTAAATAAAGTTGTTTTTTTCAACAATAACCATATTACCTTTTTTAAATTCATATTTATCTACATTTTTTATAATATTATCGATTGTTTTATCAAATAATTTATTTGTTGATGTTTTTACATATTGACATCCACACGCAGAACAATCAAAAACAAGTTGTTTTTTCTTTTTTTTACCTTGAACTGACGGTTTTACTTCAGGAATAGAACAATTTTCACACATAACAAATTCTTTTATAAATTTATATATTTCGGAAATAATAACTTCATTAGTATGATGTCCAGTAATCGTTTTTTTATCATAATTACTACTTGAACCTAATGATTTACTAATAAAATTAAAGAGAACTTGAGAAGGTGTGTTAATAGCACTTGACACATCTTCAATATTATCAAAAAATGTATAACTTCCATTACCTCCACCAGCGAATCTAGTATTAGGTTTTGTCATTTTATAACGGTAAAAAGGGTCGTTTATCTCTGGATTAATATTCATTAAAATAATACATATTACTGTTTTAAAAATATTTTTCAATCTTTTTAAAAATTATGCTAAATGCATTTTAAATAAAATTTTTAATTTCTGATAAAATTCAATAGATTTATCTAAATCTAATTTAAAATCTTTAATAAATTTTTGAATAATTAAAATATCTAAAACATATTTTTTATCTACACCTAATCTTTGTTCATTTGGTAAAATATTTCCATTAATGTCCGCATTTGTATTAAAAAAAGCATACCAATTTTTATCTATTAAAAATAATTTTTTAAAAGAAATTAAATTATCACTTTTATTAAATATATCCAATATATTATTTAGATTACTTAGATTTTCCGTAAAATTATTTTTAGCAGAACATATTTTAAACCATATATTAAATTGATTAAACTCGTCATTAAATAAAAATAAATAAAATTTTTCTTCATAATTATTATTTTTTAATTTATTTATCCGTAATATTTCGTCTATTGTAAATCTATATATATCTAATTTACTATATTTTTTCATTATTATTTACCGAGAAAAAATTGATTTATATATTATTTTTTATAAATATTATATGAATAATGACTTTAAACAAAACTAATAAAATTAAATGTTACTATTGTGGTGGTAATCATAATTGTAGAGAATGTCCAATTGAAAAAAAATTAGCAGGAACAATGAAACAAATAGTAGGTAAAATTATGGAAAATATTGTAGCTACGTATATTGAGTGTCAGTATTGTAATACCAAATCTTTACAAGTTCTTGGTAATAATACACCCTCGCTTGATATTGTATGTACAAAATGTAATAATATTAATATTGAGTGTAAATCTAAATGTTTAAGTGTTGAAGGAAAATTACCAAATGATTTATTTTTAAATCACGGTAATTACAACGAATATTTAAAAAGACAAAAAAAAGGATTAGACTGGATTATTATTATTTATAAAGTATTAAGAAAAGAAAAGATCATTTCTATTAGAAAAATATTATATGTAAAAAATAATGAGATTAAAAATAATAATAATTTTAATATTGTAAAAAAACATAACTCGCATTTATCTAATATATTTATAAAAAATCATAATTTACTAGAGGAGATTAAATTAGACAAACGATACAATTTTAGTTTTAAAATTATATATGAACAATTATTAAGAAATATAAAAAAAAATTGATTTATAAATAAATAATTATTAATAATTTATTTATAATGGATAATTTTAAAACATCAAATAAGTTGTTGTTACCGGAAGAAGAGAAAAATATTTTAATTACAAAAGAAAAAAGAGGAAGAAAAACAAATATATTTATATCAGGGTGGGATATATCACTAGAAGAAAAAAAAGCACATTTAAAAAAATTTAAAACAACATTTGGATGTAATGGATCTATAAAAAATAAAATGATAAATAGTATTGAAGAAAATGTTATACATTTACAGGGAGAACATACAGATAAAATTATTGAGTATTTATGTGATAATGAAATAGAAGAATCAAAAATTATTATTAAAATCTAATTTATTTAATGGAATCGGATCTTCGTGTAAAAAATAAGGTGGATAATGTTTTCCAATATTATTGTAATTAAATTTTTCTTTATCAAAATATAAATTTTTAGGTAAATATAAATTTAAAAAACTTGTATTTGGTGGTAAAGATGTTGTTAATAAATTATTAGAATAAATAATTTCATGTGTTTCAAACTGTAAATGATATAATTTTTTTATATTAGTTTTATTTAAATTAACATTATATGTTATATTATTTACAAAATCTTCAGGATTATAAAAAATACCTTTATAATAAACAGGATGTCCTCTTGTTATTATTAATTTTTTATCTGGTGTCTGAGGTCCTATAGAACCTATTTCAAAAATAATATACTCGTCATTATAATTTTTAACAGGTGTAATAATTAGTCTAGCTAATTTTTTATAAGAATTTAAAGTTTTAATCATGTCACCTCTTTTTAATTTTGTAATATTTATATAACCGTTTTTTGTTAAAATATTTGTATCTGGATGATAACAATTATCTAATCGTTTAAAATTATATTCTACTTGTATTATATCAATTAAAGAATTATAAATTTGTATACCACTCATAAAACCAATAAATTTTTTATTTTTTTGACTATTTATTCCTAAATGTATCACGGTATCTTTTTTTAATTCTAATTCATTTAGTATTTTTGAATTATTTATTATATTTGAATTTAAAAAAGTTTTAATTTCACCTTTAAAGTTTTCATTTCTAAAATTATCATAACATATACAAACATAATCCCATTTATATTCATCATTTATAGTACCAATATCGTGTACTATTTTAGAATTTTTTATTATGTTATAATCTTTATCTCTTAGAGCTATTGTAATATAATATTTATAATTTTTACTATCTATATATTCTATATTAGCATCTAATGTTATAAACTCTTTATTATTTGTAGGAAATATCATACTAAAAAATGTACATTTATCTTTTATTTTACCTTTTATCCAAAATGTAATAGAATAAGAATATTCATTATTATATTTATTTTTATAAAAAAAATAATCATTTATATTATCTGTAAATAAATATGATTTATTATTTTGTTTATGTCCGTAATTTTTAATACCCTTTTCTAATTCTCTATTAAATACACATATAGGTTCATTATTATTATATTGAAAATGTATATTATCACTATTAGTAGAATCCTGTAATGAAAATCCATTTAAAATATCAAAATAATTACTACCATTAAAATAATCTTTTTTAAAGTTTATAAAATCATAATTAAAAAAATCTAAAATTTCTACAAAGTTAAATATTTTTGGTTCTATTCGAAAAGATGTTATTAATGATTTAAAAGCAGTATTATTATTTATATTTTCATACCCCAATGTTATATTTTTAATTTCTAATGTATAAACATCAATACCGTCATCATCTGGTAAATATCCATTAAAATATTTATCATTTGGGTCATATGAATAATTATTTATTATTAAATCTTTATTTTGTATTAGATCATTAGTATTACCTAAAACAAATATTGTTGTAAATGACATTTTATTATCATCCCATATTATACATAAATAGTGATATTGATTATTCTCTATTTTATTTAATTCAACAATATCATAATAACAAATATTATTATCTAAATCATTAAGTTTTATTTGATAATAATATTTATTTTTAATTTTTTTTAATAGTATACCAAATGAATTATCACTATTTGATGGTTTTACACTATTAAATATAATATAATTTTTACTTTCACTATATATACTATTATCTAAAATTTTTATCTTTAAAAATATTGTAAAAGACATATCATATATAATATCTAATTGTTTTGTTAGATAATAATTATTTAATATTAATCCTTTACTTTTATTTTTATTATACCAATTTTCTATAGGTAATATATTTTTATTATAGAGTAAATGATTTTTACCATAATAATCATATAACTTATTACCATTATTTTCATAAAATTGATAATATGCTTGAAAATTCATTATTATTATTATATTATATAAAAATTGATTTTAACTTGATTTAATGTTATATTTATATGATTATAATGCCACAAACACAAAATAATTTTAAAGAAATTTTACTACAAGCACAAGAAATGTTTATCAAAGAACTGATGCTTTCTAAAGATGATACTGATGATGTACTCACTAATTTACAACACGTTAAAAATTGGCCTGGTTATGTTCTAAAGTTAGATGATATTCTAGTCGAAGATAATATTTGCGTAAAAGTTGGTACAAAAGATTTTAATTTTTCAAAACAAAAATTTTTAGAAAATAAATATTTTTCTAGAAGTCTTATCTATAATTATAAACAAAAACTAGGTAGTGTTTATGTTAAATTAATTAAAACGAAATACGATAGTTGGTTAATAAAGATTTCAAAACTACACGTTAAGACATATTAATTTTACTTTTTTCTAAAAGTAAAAATGTTTTTTTATTAAATTTATTAATATTTATTGTAGATTTAAATAATTGTAAACTATTTAGTCTTTTGTTTTTTATTAATTTTATAGTAATATTATTACAATTATCAAATTCTAAACCTATAATAGCTTCATTAAACTGTAATATTATATTACTACATTTATAAAATACTAATTTATTTATTTTTGATTTTATAATTATTTGTAAATTATCACAGTTTTTCCATATAATTGTATTTTTATTATTTAATAAATTTTTAAAATTAAATAAATTATTTTCAATAGAATTTATAATAATAGTATTATTATTCATCTTAATTAATAGTAGAATATTTAAATTTAGTTTTAAAACATAAATTATATTTTATAATAATATGAAAGAAATATATTTAAATAATAATATTATAAAATATAATAAAAAAATAACAAATTCAATAAATATCATTTATGAAATATTTAAAGGTAAATTATATTGTGGATTATTACAAAATTTTATAAATATTTGTGTAGATAATTTACCAGTTAATATTTTTACTAATAAAAAATCTGTTTATAGAACGTTAACAAATCTGTATGCTACGTGGTTTTTTTCTTTATATTCAGAATATAATTATAATGATGAATATTTTTTTCCTGCGAATGTGTTAAATAATAATATATTATATGATATCTTACAAGATTATTGTTCTCTTGATAATAAAATACAAAATAAAAAAAATATTATAAATTTTATAATAGATAATAATAATTTAGAGTATGAAAAAATATTAAAAAAAAATACTGAATATAAACAAAATATGTTTATAAATAAAAATAAAGAAAATTATACAATACAAAAGTATATTATAAGTGAAAAAAGAAATAATAATAATGTTAAATTTTATAAATTTAACATAGTTTTTAATTTTAATTTAAAACTATTTAATATTAGGTTAATTAATATATTAGATAATTTAATAATACCTGTTGAAAAGTATAATAAATTAAAAGTAAAATATTCAGGATTTCCTGATGAATTAGACAAATATATATTTTTAATATTATTTAGATATCAATTATTAGGATCAAATAATAATCAATTAGCTGTACTACCTAATATTTTAAATAAAATGAAAAAAGATTTTGACTTGAGTATTGAATGCTTTGCGTCAACAATAAATACAGAAACTGATATATACTGTTCAATTTATTATGATATTGAAAAATATTTTGGGTCAATTGGTAGTTTTTTTAATATTGAAATAAAAAAAGGTACATATTCGTTTAATCCTCCCTATCAAAAAGATATAATTGAAAAAGGTATACATAAAATATTTGATTTTTTAAAAACTGGAGATGAATTAACGTTTATAATTACTATTCCAATTTGGGATAATATAGGTAAAGACATTATGAAAAAACAAAATAAAGAAAATAATAATAATACAATAGAATATTCAGAATTTCTTATTATGAATAAAATAAAACAATCAAAATATTTCTATGGTTTAAGAATGATATCAAAAAATGATTTTACTTATTTAGATCATAATTTTCATTTATATAAAAATACTACAATACAAAATACATATATAATTATTTTATCGAATTTTAAAAATAATTACATTGATATAATAAATAATTATAATTTTTTTGAATAATTAATTATTTTTACTGGTTTAAAATTTTATATTTTATTCTATAATATATAAAATGGTTAGTAAAAAAGATGATTTTTATGCGAATGTAAATAAAATTTGGCTAGACGAAACAGAAATACCCGATAATGAAAGCAGATGGGGTTCATTTAATATACTTGAAGAAGAAAATTTAAATAAAATACAATTATTATTAAAAAATAATATTAATTGTCCAAATACCGATATTAAAAAGTTATGTTATTTATATTTTCAATCATTAAATAATACTAGTAAAGAACCAAAAGAAATTGTTAAAACATTTTTAGAAGAAATAAATAATATTAAAAATAAATTAGAATTACAAAAATTTATAAATAATAAATTTTTTTTATATGATCTTTCAACACCTGTTAATTATTATGTTGAATTAGATTTACACTCTCCTAATTATATATTACATGTAGATACAGCCGGTTTAGGTTTACCTGATAAAGAATATTATTTAGACGATAAATACAAAGATATGTGTACAGAATATAAAACATTTATGAAAGAATATTTAGATTTATTTGGTTTAAATTTTAATATTGAATCTATTTTTAATCTTGAAAAAATATTTGCTAAAAATACATATTCTGCTGTTGAAAAAAGACAACCAGAATTAATGGATAATTTATATACATACGAAGATTTTAATAATAAATTTAAAGATTTAAATATTAATTTATTATCAGAAGAATTTAAAAAATTAAATAAAAATATTAATAAAATAAATGTATTAAATCCAACATTTTTAAAAAATAGCAATGGTGATGGATATATTGATTTATGGAATACTTTGTCATTAGATATATGGAAAGAATATTTTATTTGGTTATATTTACGTAAATTAGGTAATTATATTAATTTTGATACTGAAAGAATATTATTTAATTTTTATAGTAAAAAATTAGAAGGTATTCAAGAAATGAAACCTACTTGGAAAAGATCAATAAATAAATGTGAAATATTACTTGGTGAATTATTAGGTAAATTATATGTTAATAATTATTTTAGTAGTGACGATAAAAATAAAGTATTAGAAATGATAAAATCTATAAAAAAAATTTTAAATCAAAGACTTATAAATAATAAATGGATGACACGTGAAACAAAAATTAAAGCATTAGATAAGTTAAATAAAATGGATTTTAAAATTGGTTACCCTGATACATGGAGAAATTTTAAAGATTATAATATTTCAAAAAATTTTACGTTTTTTGAAAATTCTCTAATTTGTTTATTAAATGAAGCAAAATATAATAATAATTATTTAGGAAATAAAAAAGATACAAATAGATGGTATATGTATTCACATATGGTTAATGCTTATTTTTCTCCTTTATCAAATGAAATTGTATTTCCCGCAGGTATTTTACAAGCCCCTTTCTATTCTTCTAAAAATAATATTGGGTTAAACTTTGGTGGTATATGTTGTGTGATTGGACACGAAATGATACATGGATTTGATGATCAAGGTCGTAAATATGATGGAAATGGACAACTAATAAACTGGTGGAATGAAGAAGATGGTATTAATTTTGTAAATTTAACAAATAAATTAGTTGATATTTATTCAGATATTAAAGTATGTGATACAAATGTAAATGGTAGATTAACCCTCGGTGAAAATATAGCAGATTTAGGAGGTGTAAATTTAGCATATTATGCATTAGTAAATTATTTAAAAGATCATCCAAATGAAAATGTATGTAATGGTAAATATGATTGTTTTCAACAATTTTTTATAAATTACGCAAATATTTGGAAATGTAAATATAGAAAGAAAGCTTTATTAAAAAGAATACTTGTAGATCCACATTCACCACCTAAATTACGAACAAATGTTGTATTGTCTTTATTTAAACCCTTTTATAAACATTTTAATATAACAAAAAATGATAAAATGTATAGAAATATTGAGATTAATATATTTTAATATTTATTTAAAAAATATATTATATATTAATTTAATGTTAAAAGATATATTATATTATACAACTGGATTTATTGCGTTAGATTATGTGATGACAAAAATAAACTTTAAAGGTATGTATTACTTTAATCATTTTTTAGGGAATATGTATATTATAAAAAATGCTATACCTGAAATAGGATATTGTTATTCTAATTTAGATAATGCTATATTACAACCTACTAATACTAATATAATTAGTATGGTGAGCAGTATACATATTTATCATATATTATATTATTATAAAAAACTTAGATATGATGACTGGTTACATCATATACTAATGTTAGGATTTTCTTTACCTTTATCATTAAGACTACAAACAGGTGCTCTTCTAAGTCATTCATTATTTTTTTTATCTGGTTTACCGGGAGGAATTGATTATTTATTATTATTTTTAAATAGAAATAACTATATACATAAAAGCACAGAAAAATATATAAATTATAATATGAATTTATGGATTAGATCACCCGGTTGTATATTATCATCATATTTTATAATAAATGGATATTTACATAATTATAATAATTATAATATAATTAACAATATTAGTATAATTTTAATAAGTAGCTCTATATATTGGAACGGAATATATTATATGAATCAAGTTAGTAAAGACTATATATTAAATTACAAAAAAAATTGAAAAAATAACATTTTAATGGTTCTTTAATTAATAAACTATTATATGTCTTTCGCTAAAACAAGTGAATCTATTGTAACTTCTTCTACCCGGATGGGTGATACCGCACACAGCGGTTCTAGTACACAGGGCCGAGTTCGGCAGACTACCTTTGTCAATGCGGCAAAAGGTAACAAAAATCCTGGACTTGCTCCAGGTTCTTGCTTTCCTCGTGATTCGTCAAGAGTAACAGCAGCTGACCGTGTTTTCTTCGACAAGGATACAGGGTTTATGGATTGGTTTCGTGACGGCAAACGAGATAAAAAATTCTCCGGTAAGTTTGGACAACCTACTTTCGGTGAAGGTGACGACACTCTCGAACCAATCGCACACATCGATGATTTGATCACAGGAAGAGTTCAAACTACACTTACGGTGAGAGCAGTTCGAGCACGGAATGGGAAAGTTTGGATTCTCGTTGGTGGAAAAATCGGTCCATTGCCTGCTATGGAAGCAGCGCTAGCCGGTGACAAGTCTACTGCGAAGGAACTTTCGTTTGTTGCTACCCAACCCGATTGGGGGTATGTCATTTACGGTCTCAAGATGTTTGCCGAAAGATGCAAGGATGAGGAACTTGCAAAGAAAGCACAAATCGTCATGGATCAAAAACTTAAAGCAGTTCCGCCACCGACTGAAGACCGCCAACTTCAACCTGGACAGTTTACTTTCATCAACTACCGTCTTCTTATTGCAGAGAAAAGCACTCCGCAACGCAAGATTGTTCGCCGGACGCAAACAAAAGCCAAGAAAGTTTCAGTTCCAGTTCCAGTTCCTGCTCCTACGACAGGATTTGCTGCTCTTGCTGTTGATGATGATGATGATGATGATGTCGATGACTCCAACGTTGCTGGACCAGCTGAAACGGACATGTCTCCATCTATTGAAAGCACTTCTTCAAATACAGCATCCTCGGTTTCCGATGGCGAATTTGTTGGAACAAATGTGTTCACTGGAATTATCACAGGTCTTGATCTTCCAGGAATGGAAAAGATCCATGGTTCAACCCGTTTTACGAAAGAGTACAATCTTCTTCACAAGGCAAAGGTTACTGAAGGAACAGATCCAATGACAGCACATCACGAAGTGCGAGCAGAAATGGTAAGTTCTGGAAAGTATTCCATCTCCACTCGTTTTTCCTACGACGGGAAAAAAGGCGGAGCACTTCCTTCGACAAAGTATGTCCGGCATTTTCGAACCAGAGCTGGTGTTGTTGTTGTTCCAAAGAGTACTTCATCAGAAGTTATTCAAGCGGTTGTACAGCAACATCTCGAACGCGCTAGAACACCAAACAAGTACTGGACAAAAGACACTTTCTACTCTGACGAAGAGTACGCGATCCTGAAGGATCGTGATCTGGAATACGTCCAACTTGAAGATGGTACTTGGACTTTCCAACCAACGGAAGAAGTTAATTCTGACACAGAGGACGAAGCAGTCGATATCACTTCACCCGATTCGTTTCCTGCTCTTGCTTAAAGCAAAGGTAAACTTTTAAAGTAGGTTGTATTATGTAACCTACTTGTGTTTTAACACAAAAAAAATAAAAAAATTAATTTTAATTTTTTTATTTAAAAACTATTATTTTATTAAATTAATGTTAAATGTATTACATATTAGTTTTCATACTGGATGTCACAATGAATTAATGTATATAGGTAAACAATTAGATATTAAAATAACTTATTTAGAATTTATAGATGGTACAAAAAGTAAATATAATATAGGTAAAGAAAGAGCTGAGAAATATTGGACCAAACACCAAGAGTATTTTAATACTTTTGATACTATTATTACTTCAGATACAGCTCCTATATCTAGAGTGTTTTTACAAAACGGATGGACTAAAAAATTAATTATATGGATTAATAATAGATTTGATTATCACGATATATCTACACTTGATTGTGATTTTCCTGATAAAGAATATTATGACTTGATAAGAAAAGCATCAGAAAAAGAAAATGTATTTATTTTTGGATATACTCCTTTTGAAAATTATTATTGTAAACATTTTAAGAATATAGATATAGGTAATTTAATTATTAAACCAACTGGTAATATATCAAATGTTTATAAATTTAATAATTTTAGTAAAATAGATAATATTGAAAATACTTTTTTTATTGGTACATATCATAATGATAATATAATGATTAATTTATCAAAAACAATAACTAATTTTAAAGTTCCTGTTTATAATGGTAGATTTAATGGTCCTCTTGATTTAGCAAGATTTAAAGCAGTTATACATATTCCATATGCATGGTCTAATTATGCTTTCTTTGAGGCAATATATTTAGGTATTATTTATTTTGTTCCAAGTAAAAAATTTTTATTTGAATTAAAAAAAGATAAGGATTTCTTTTGGTCCCCACCATATAAAGATGAATTAATTGAATTATCAGAATGGTACCTTCCAGAACATAAAAAATTATTAATATATTTTGATTCTTGGATTGATTTAAATATTAAAATATTTACAGTAAATTATAAAAAACAAAAATATATTTTAAAACAATTTAGTGATAAACATAATCGTGAAATGTTAGATAGATGGAAAAAAATATTTTTTCCTTAACGGGTTAAAAGAATTATTATTATTTTCTATATTATTTTCATATAATTATCATTTCCATAAATATTTATATATAATTTTTTTTTTATACATTTAAGTAATATGTATTTAATTATCGGATGTGGTTTAAGCGGTGTTGTTATCGCTCAACAAATTACAGATATATTAAAAAAAAATGTATTAATTATAGAAAAAAGAAATCATATTGGAGGTAATTGTTATGATTATATTGATGATGATACAAATATTTTATTAAATAAATACGGTCCTCATTTTTTTCATACTAATGACGAAGAAGTTTGGGAATATATTAATAGATTTTCTGAATGGGAACGATATGAACATATTGTTAGTGGTTATATTGATAATAAGTATGTACCCATACCCGCTAATATTAGTACCGTAAATAAGTTATGTAAAGAAAATATTAAAGATGAAAATGAAATGAATAAATGGTTACAACAAAATCAAGTAAAATATGATAATATTACTAATGGTGAAGAAATGGCAAAATCAAGAGTTGGTGAAAAATTATATGAAAAAATTTTTAAAAATTACACTTTTAAACAATGGAATATGTATCCAAATGAATTAAAACCTGAAGTATTAGCAAGAATACCAGTAAGAAATAATCAAGATACTAGGTATTTTAGTGATAAATATCAAGTTTTACCTAAAGATGGTTATACAAAATTTTTTGAAAATATTTTAGATAATCCTTTAATAGAAGTAAGACTTAATACTGATTTTTTTGAATTTAAAAAAAATAATAATTTAGATAATTATAAAGAAATTATATATACAGGTCCAATAGATCATTATTTTACTTCATTAGGTTTTGATAAATTAGAATATAGAAGTATTAATTTTGTTTTTGAAAAACATTTTAATATGAATTTTTATCAACCCGTTGCTCAAGTTAATTATCCAAATTTAGATGAAGATTTTACACGGATTACAGAATATAAACATTGTTTAAATCAAAAATCAAATCATACAATTATTTCCAAAGAATATAGTTGTAGTGATGGTGAACCATATTATCCTATTATGAATGATAAAAATTTAAACTTGTATAAAAAATATAAAAAGTTAGCAGAAGAATTGAGAGAAAAAAATATTCATTTTATTGGTAGACTAGCTAACTATAAATATTTTAATATGGACCAAGCAATAAAAAATGCATTAGAATATTTTAATAAATATTTTTAATTAAAATATAATTATATATATAATGAATAATACTTACAAAGACTGTATTTGTATCTTATCAGTAAAACCTCAAGAAATTTGGATTAATTTTTTAAAACAAATGTATATAAAATATCATAATAAATATGATATTTTTATTATTGTTGATGATAATTCTATTAAATATAATTCTACACCTGAAGTTAAAATTATACAGATTGATGATAATATTGTTAAATTATCTAGTTTTGTAAATTCATGTAAAACTATGATAAAAAAAAACCCTATAACTTGGGATAAATCATTATATTATTTTTGTAAAAACAATAATTATGAGAATTATTGGTTTATAGAAGAGGATGTATTTATTCCTTCTATCGATACAATTAATAATTTTTATAAAAATCATAATTTAAATAATGTTGATGTTATTGTTAAAAACTATGAATATTTTAATATAAAAAAAACAGATTGGCATTGGAAAGATATATATAAAAATAATAATACAAATAATGATACATATTTTAATTTACCATGGTATCGTGGTTATTCACAAATTATTAGATTATCAAATAAAATGTTAAATTTAATTACAAAATTTGTAAAAGATAATAATAGATTGCTTTTTATCGAATATTTTTTTCTTACATTAGCATTTAATAATAATCTTAATGTAAAACAGATTCCAGAATTAGGTATACTAGATTGGAGGAAAGATTTTTTTTATATAAATATTAATGGTATATTATATTTAAAAAATAAAATGTTTAAGAATAAAAATAAAGTTTATCACCCTATTAAAAATCTAGAAGATCAATTGAAATTAAGAATTATGTTTGAAAATAACATTAACAAAATAATAATAGTAACTCCAGCTGGAAGAAGTAGATATCTAAAATTATTATTAAAACAATTAAAAAAACAAAAAAATGATTTTGATGAATGGCATTTATGGGAAAATACTCAAAATAAAGAAGATGAGATATATATTAAAAATTTAGTAAAAAAATATGATTGGATTAAATGTATAACTCGTAAATTTCCAAAAAATATTAAAAAAGGTTCAAGTTATGGAATTTCTTTATTTTGGAATTATGTTAATGATAAAAATACAGTATATATTAGATTTGATGATGATATAATTTATATTGAAGAAAATTTTATAAAAAAAATTGTAAAATTTAGACTAGATAATCCAAAATATTCAATCGTGTATGGGAACATTGTAAATAATAATATTATTGATCATATTCATCAAAAAATAGGTGCTTTTTCTGGAGTAACAACACTATTTCCAAATTTAGATAAATCGTTTAAATTAAATACAAATATTAATTATAATTGTATGGGAAATAGTTGGAAAAGTAAAATTTTACCAATTTTTATACATAATAAATTTATTAAAGATATAGAAAATAATAATTTAGAAAAATGGAAATTTGATAAATGGGAATTAAATAACTTTGAACGAGTTAGTATTAATTGTTTATGTTGGAGAGGTGGAGATATGGATAATTTTAATTTTTTTGATGAAAAAAATAATGATGAAGAACGCCTTATTTCATGTGTTTATCCAAAAGTAAAAAATAAACCTAATGTAATATTTGGTGGTGCATTAGTATCACATGGAGCGTTTTTTACTCAACGTACAAAAGAGTTAGAAAGTTTAATACAACAATATGATAAGTTTAATTAAACTTTAATTTTAGTACCACATTCTAATATCTGATACCCGCTTATAAAATTACCGTTTTCAAAATTACCATCATATATACCACCATCACAAAAATACAGTGTTCCTTTACCATCATATTTATTATCTTTTATAAATCCTGTATAAATATCACCATTAAAATTTTCATTTATAGCAAAGTATGAATGTTTATTTAAATTTTTTTCAAGCTTTGGTAATTTCTCTTTATACCATTGATATGATGTTTTTAATATATCATAGATATTATATTTTGGTATCCAATCTATTTCTTTTTTGGCATATTCATTAGAACATACCATAAATCCTGTATCTCCTTCTCTTCTATCTTTGATTTGATAATTTATTTTTTTATTAGATATTTCTTGAATTAAATTTATTAATTGTTTTATTGAATATCCTTGACCATTACCTATATTACAAGTAATACTTTTATTATAAATGTTCAAGTATTTTAATACTTTTATATGTGCTGATGAAATATCACATACATGTGTATAATCTCTTACTGCTGTTCCATCAATTGTATCAAAATTATTACCATAAATATTTAGTTGTTTGTTTTCATCTAAACACGATTTAATCAAAATAGGTATTATTCTTTTTTCTTCTTTATGGTATTCACCAATATCTAATTCTGGATCAGATCCACATGCATTAAAATATCTTAAGATACCATAATTAAAATTATATTTTTTAGAATAATCTTTTAAAATATATTCAAAAACTAATTTTGTATTACCATAAGGATTAATTGGATTTTTAAAACTGTCTTCTTTTATCAACTTATTTTTTTGAGAACTATTGCCATATACGGTACAAGAACTAGAAAAAATAAAATTTTTAATACCATATTTTATACAAATATTTAATAATTCTATTGAACCTAAAACATTATTATTATAGTAATATTGCGGATCCAATATTGATTCAGATACATGAGCTAAACCGGCTAAATGAATTACGGTATCAAATTTATGTTTATTAAATATAAAATTTAGTTTTTTTGTATCTGATATACAACCTTTGTAAATTAAGTTTTTATTCATATTTGTAGTTCCATTTTTAAGATCATCATAAATAATTATATCATATTTTGACATAAGTTTTGAAAGATGAGTACCTATATAACCACAACCTCCTGTTATTAATATAGTCATATTGTATTATATCATATTATATATTTTTTATTTAAAAATATAATTAAAAGAATTATCATTATTTTCTATATAATTTTCATATGAAAAATTCCAAGAGTTTTTAATATTACTTAATTCTGTATGAATATCACCAAATATAGATTTATTATTTTTTGTAAAATGATATATACATACACCTATTAATCTTTCAAAAGCCATATCGTAATAATTATTATTAATAATATTAATTAAATTTGTAAAATTAAATTTTTGTTCTATATTATTTAATAAAATACTATCAATAAAAGATAATCCTTTAAAACATCCATACCAATTTCTATCATTAAATTCATTAAATAATATTTTTGAATTAGTTAATAAGTTTATCATTTCAAAAATATATTTATTATCTATTTTCCATTTATGATCAAAATTAAACAAATTTTGATTTATATTCGCTTTTTTAATAACTTTATTTAATATTATTTTATCATTTAAAAC